CTTTGGAGAAAGCCAATGGCAAAAGTCACTTATCGTGGAGTCGAGTACGACTCTGAAGCGTACCGTCAAATGGTACGAGCAGAAGCTCAACAAAGAAACCATGATCTAATGTATCGTGGTCTTAAAGTGAAACGCAAGTTCGCTTCCAAGAGCTGATTCAAAAATCACATAGTGGTTTCATAAATCCTGGAAAAATTTTTCCAGGATTTTTTTGTTGCAAAAGTCGAGTCACTATGCTAACCTATATAATAAGTATGATTACCCATCATGGCACAGAAATTAGAAGGCGATGAACTGCTTCATCTTCGAGAGCATGTTCTGAAATTATTACTCAGTAATTATAGCAGCTCTTTCCCAACCAGGTATATCTACATGTGTGCTGACGAATGGTGTAACAAACAGGTCACATCGAATGGAGTAGTAGGTTACTTCAAAGCCTACTATGGCAAATATGAAAGACAAGAAGGCAGCAAAGAAAATTATTAAGATAGCAAAACAGAACCCCCTACTTTATACCAAAGAAGAGGTAAAGTATGCTAAAATGGTACGTAAACGTATAAAACGTGAAGAAAAACAACATGAACGTGAAGCTAGTGACAGTGACTCCAGATGCCGAGAAGCACATGGGGTACGTAGCAAGGGTGAGCAACCCGAAGAACCAAGACAACCCAAACGTGGCTGGTTTGCTAAGTTATTGTATAAAGCACGGTCATTGGTCCGTCTTTGAACAAGCATACCTTACTGTGGAAATTGAGACCACTCGTGGTCTTGCTGCACAGATACTAAGGCATAGATCATTTACATTCCAAGAGTTCTCTCAACGTTATGCTGATGTGAACTGGTTGAAGATGGGTATACCTTTACCTGAATTACGCAGTCAGGACAGTAAGAATCGTCAGAATAGTATAGATGACATACCAGAAGAACAACAGAAGAGGCTCAAGAACCAGATCTCTAGGCATTTCTATGAAGCGATGGACTTATACAATGAACTTATACGTGAGGGCATTGCGAAGGAGTGTGCGAGATTTGTTCTCCCATTAGCATCACCAACCAGAATATACATGACTGGTAGTGTTCGTTCATGGATTCACTACATAGAACTACGTTCTGGACACGGTACACAAAAAGAACACATGGAAATTGCTCACGCATGTAGAGATGTTTTTATAGAACAGTTTCCTATTACATCTAAAGCATTGGAGTGGAAATAATGCCAACATATCCTGTAAAAAATTTAAAGACTGGTGAAGAGAAAGAACTCATGATGTCTATGAAAGCCTACGATGAGTGGAGAGAAGAGAATCCTGACTGGGACAAAGACTGGTCAAAAGGATGTGCTGGTTCTGGTGAGGTAGGTGAGTGGCGTGATAAAATGAACAAGACACATCCTGGTTGGGGTGATATAATGAAGAATAAAATAGTACCTAAAGCAGCAAGGTATAACAACCGCAGTATCACAGACAAGTATAATTAACATGCCAGTAAAAAAGAAAACAACTAAAGCACCAGGTCAGGGTATGACTGCCAAGCAAAAGAAAAGACGCAAGCCAATCAATCAGGAACTAATGTTTCCTATTGAACCACTCACTGATAATCAAAAGATTTTCTTTGATGAGTGGGATGCTGGTAAAATGATCTATGCTTATGGTGTAGCAGGTACAGGCAAGACATTCATTGCAATGTATAAAGCATTACAAGATGTACTTAGTGAGACTACTCCTTACGAAAAGATTTACCTTGTACGATCTCTTGTACCATCAAGAGAGATTGGTTTCTTACCTGGTGATGCTGATGATAAGTCATTCTTATATCAAGTACCATACAAGAAGATGGTACAAGCGATGTTTGAGATGCCAGATGATGCATCATATGAAATGCTGTATCATAATCTAAAGGCACAAGAAACTATTTCTTTCTGGTCTACCTCATTCATACGTGGTACTACATTTGATAATGCTATTGTTATAGTTGATGAGTGTCAGAACTTGAATTTTCATGAACTTGATAGTATAATAACAAGAGTTGGACAAGACAGTAAGATAGTATTCTGTGGTGATGCTGCTCAGACAGATTTAGTTAAGACTAATGAACGCACAGGCATCTTAGATTTCCAAAAGATCTTACAGACAATGCCTGAGTTCTCTTTAATTGAATTTAATATAGAGGACATCGTTCGTTCTGGTCTTGTTAAGTCGTACTTGATTAGTAAAATTAATATGGGTTTATGACAACACGTACTCACACACCATTCAATCATCAGGTGAAATGCTTTCCACTTGAGATGAAAGCAGAGATGGTAGATGGTAAGAGAGTTTACCTCACACCAGATGGTAAACACTATCCATCAGTCACCACTGTCATCGGTAGCAATGCTAAGAAGCAAGCAGGTCTTGCTAAGTGGAGAGCACGAGTAGGTAAGGAGAAGGCAGCAGCAATCTCCTCACGTTCTGCTGCTCGTGGTACAAAGTATCATTCTATAGTTGAAGATTATTTTAATAATAAACTAGACATAGATGAATATAAAAAGTATCCTCTGCCTACCATTATGTTTCATAATAGTAAGCATGTACTAGATAGAATAAATAATATCTATCTACAGGAAGGAGCACTGTACTCAAATCATCTTGAGATTGCTGGTCGTGTAGATTGTATTGCTGAATTTGATGGAGAGTTATCCATAATAGATTTTAAAACTTCTGCTGAACCTAAGAAGGAAACATACATGTATGATTACTTCCTTCAAGAGACAGCGTATGCATGTTGCTTGCAAGAATTATACAGTCTAACTGTCAAACAACTCGTAACTATTGTTGCTTGTGAGAATGGCGAAACTCAAGTCGTAATTAAGCCACCTAAGAAGGAGTATCTTCTTAAACTCATAGACTACATCGACGAGTACCAACAACGATATGGATAAAAAACAATTACTTGAGGATAAATTTATGACCGCTGCGAAATTCTCGCAGGAAGTGGAGAAGATTGCCCTACACAATCCAGACATGAACTATATTGATTCGGTTATCCACTACTGTGAAGAAAATGAGATTGAACTAGATAACGTAGGTAAGTTAATCAGCAAACCTTTAAAAGAAAAGCTTCGCTATGAAGCACAAGAACTAAACTTCATTAAAAAAACAAGTCGTGCCAAGTTGATGTTAGTATGAGTAAATTCTTTCAGTCAGAGTTAGTTCGTGGAGACATCCAAGAGATGATAGAACTACAGCAGTTCTGTTTTAGATCTGCTATGAATTTTATATTACTAGATCCACAAAGAAAAATAGAATACTTTGAGGCATTAGAAAAATTAATTGAGAAGCAAAAGATATTTCATGCTCGTCTTCAGTTGAGTGATGACCCTGAAGCAAAGTCTGTTGTAGAATCTATGAAGGCAGGTATAGTAATGCTAGGTGCTACCCCAGACACACCGATAGAAAAGATGTTTGATGAATTGTTAGAGAAGATTAACATAATGAGAGAGAAGTTGGAAGAGGGTTGACAAATAAATAGTATTGGGTTATAGTATCTCTTGTGGGGTTGATCACCTCACATGGGAGTGACTGAACAAACTTGCTGGCAATGGTCTAGTTAAGGTGATGAGTCAGAGGTGGTGCTCGCTGTTGGGAACAACAGAACTGTTTAACCAGACAGGACTCGTGCAGTACAGTAAAAATTTACTTATGTAGAAATGCCCTGTACTTGTAGGTATACATTATTCCTATCTCCCACCCTAAACAAATCCGATTAAATACGAGGTAATCTTAATGTCATTTGCACAATTAAAAAAGAAGTCAAGAAATAATTTAGAATTTTTACAAAAAGAATTAGAGAAAACAGTTAGTGGTAAGCAGGTAGATGAAAGGTTCTGGAAACCTGAAGTCGATGCATCAGGTAATGGTTACGCTGTTATTCGTTTCCTTCCTGCACCAGATGGTGAGACAGTTCCATGGGCAAAGGTTTATTCACATGCCTTTCAAGGGCCTGGCGGTTGGTACATCGAGAACTCTCTCACTACAGTAGGTGAGAAGGATCCAGTTGGTGAGGTAAACAGACAGCATTGGAACGCTGGAACAGAGGAAGGTAAAGAGGTTGCACGTAGACAGAAGCGTAAGCTATCTTACTACAGTAACATCTTAGTTGTTAAGGATCCTAAGAACCCTGAGAACGAGGGCAAAACATTCTTATATAAGTATGGTAAGAAGATCCATGACAAGATTCTTGCAGCAATGCAACCTGAGTTCCAAGATGAGACACCTATCAATGTGTTTGATCTTTGGGAAGGTGCAAACTTTAAGTTGAAGATTAAAAAAGTAGCAGGTTTCTGGAACTATGACAGCAGTGAGTTTGATAGTGTGTCTGCTCTTAGTTCAGATGATACTGAATTGGAAACGATCTGGAAGAAAGAACATTCCTTAGAAGCATTTGTTGCTAAGGATCAGTTCAAGTCTTACGAAGACCTAGAGAAGAGATTGAATCTTGTTCTCGGTTTAGCAAAGAGACCTGCACCAGTTCCTACTGTAGATAGTGAGGAGTTTGAACCAGTTGCTGCACCTGAACCTTCATCATTTCGTGCTAAAGTAAGTGCGAATGTTCCAGTGAAAGAAGAAACAATAGTTGAAGATGATGATGCACTCTCCTACTTCAGACAACTCGCAGAGGAGTAATGATCTCTGGAAAAACTACAGGTCAGTAGTCTTTGAGACTTTTCCTGACCTGAAGTTTGAGAAACAACATGTTCATTGGACTAATAAAAGAGATGTCCATCTTACTGCTGACCTGTATTCAGGTCAGTATTTTATTAAGTCCAGACATGTTGACATCTGGGATGACAAATTAAATATCCATAACAATGTGATCTATCCTAAGACAGGGGCTAACCTTCCTTGTTTTGGGATGGATCTTATGGGTTTCTTTGAGAAGAAAGTTATCATAGTATTTGATTTCCAACATCCAGTAGAAAATTATCTATTAGATGTACCACCATTACCTAAGACAGAAGAAACATATCGTTTCTTTGAACCAGGTAATCACTTCTCTAATAATATATTTGTAAGGTACTGTGAAATGTCACAGGTTGATACATATATACCAACATTCAAATATTATT